GGTCAATTCTATCTCCGTGGTTGCTTCTCATCATATGGAAAGGCTTATCTCCAAGTACTTCTCGGAAGCCTGCCATAATTTCGGTTGTCTTGTCTAGTCCTTTTTGTAGAGTGCCAGCATATTCTCCTGCTTTACCTCTTACCCAACGGCTAGGTTCTGGTGCATCGGCTTCATCACCAACGCAATAGAGTTCATCTGGTTCATAGTCCTTAACAAAAGACTGGACATTCGTGACTAATCGGGCATCGTGATACGGTGCTTGGATGTCACTTAGTACGACTACTCTTTTCATTCGTGCTCCCATTTTCGGGGGTTAGGCCACTCATCATTAAGCACCATCAGTGCAATGATAGAGTAGTTTGCTAGGTCAAGGAATGAATCGTGTAATGATTCGTTCTCTGGCTCTTTGCCAGAGTCTATTAAGTTATTGATGCGTGATATCTTATCAAAGATACGCACGCGTAAACCATTAAGCGCACCGCCTGGAGCATTGGCTATGTTGCCTGGCCCATAATCGGTCTGCTTCTTTACAAGCACCCGATGAAGTTGACTGTAGTACTTCTCAGATACTTCGTAAAATTCACTTATCGTTGTCGGCTTGCTCATCAAGTAACTCCTTTAGTTTCTCATCTAGGTTTTCTAATGAATCTTCTATGTACATCTCATCAACAATCTCATCAAGTGTACCCTGCGCAGCAGAGTAAAGTGTGGTGCCGATTGCATCGGTCACCATCTTAATAGTTTCATAGTCTTCATCGTGAACCATCTCATTGATAGACCTAAAGATATTCCATAAGTCCATACTGATTTCATTGGTAATGCGGACTGGTATCTGAATGTCAATCTCTTTATGTTCTATCAACGCGAAGATACTTTCGTACTTCTCGTTGCAGTCTTCGCAGATAAAGTCTTCTCTCATTAACTTAGTCTTTCGTCAAACCAAGCACGACCGTACTTGATGTAGGTTGAGTTAACATCTTCACCTTCAGGCATATGAATGGTTATCACATTCCCTAGTTCTTTAGTAAGGTTCTTAGCAAAGTCGTATCCTGCTTGGTCACCATCTGCGAAGATAAGTATCTTCTCAAAGTCCTGCAAGATGCGTACATAATGACGCTTCCAGTTGTTCACACCTGGCACACCAATGGCTGGATAGTTCATCGCACTGTCTAGTGTGATGGTATCTATCTCACCCTCGCACACTGCAATCCAATCCTTCGCACGGAAGAAAGCGTTTACATTGTACAGGTGTGTGTTCGCACCTGGTAGTCCAAGGTATCTTGGTTGCTCTGCACCCATAGCCCTGAATCTTACATCAACAACACCACTTCTCGTGAGATAAGGAATGGCGAGTCTTCCAACATATTGTTCGTGCCCATTCAAGGGCTCAACAACTACGCCTAGCCTATGACGCAGGGCGTCTGCGTGAGATAATCCCCTGCCCTTGAGATATTCTTCTGCCATTGGCAGGTTTTTTTGGTAGTGCATTACGGCTTGTTCCAGTAATTCTTTCTGCGCGTGTGATGGCCTCGCCATATTCAACTCCTTCCTTTCTCATAATAATTTTGTATGTGTCGCCTTTGATGTCGCAGGCAAAACAGATGAATGTATTTAGTTCTTCGTTCCACGCTGCACTTGCTGTGCGGTCATCGTGAAACGGACATTTGCATTTGACCCAACCTCTACCTGGCCTAAGGCTCGCGCCATAATGCTCAAGGATGGGTCTAATTTGATGCTTCTCCTTTGCCATAATCTCCTCCTTACCACGGGTAATCCTCCAGTCTAGTGACTACATATGCTTTGTCAATTGATTTACCTCTAGCCTTAATGATAACTATTGGTTGTGGTTCTGTCTTAAGACCGCGATGCTTCGCATAATTGGCGGCTTCCACCTCAGCCTCTTTAAGCCAACCACTAAGGTCAATAGAATTACCAGCCCCAGGTGCTTTGGCTTCCAATACATAATCCGCAATAGTAGCCTGTACATACACATCACCTTCATCATTCTTGCCAGTACGCGCTAGGCGTTCTGCTTTTAGTTTGCGATTGCGAAACCAATCACGAACCTCAACCTCAAAGCGTGAGCCTCGTTGCTTATGTGATTTTCTACTTGTCATACTTACTCTTTGTAATGCGTCTGTCTCTTAGTACTCTCAATAGTTCTCTGTGCATCAGTCTGTTGCGGTACAACAGGATGCCAATGATAATAAGTAAAGTAATAGTTAACATCATACTCTTTCTGGTAGGTCTGCTAGGAACATAAACTCTGGATTAAATTGTAGCCAATGTGCGGTAGCACCTGACGCATCTGCCTTGCCATACCTGTTCTTGACTGGTGCAACCGCTAAGAAACCACGATTGTCCTGACCAACTGTACAGATAAGTGCTGGCAACTGAGCCACTTTGCCCTGTAATGCAGAGCGTGGTGGGCACGGGTCACCATTGGATGCCTCGCTGGTGTGGTGCAGTATTAAGACAGAAGCATTGGTATCACGGGCTAAGTACTTCAACTCTTTAAGTGCTGAGCGTAAGCCACCCCATTCCTCTGCTCCGTCCATTGCAATGTCAATCAAGTTATCCACAACGATTAGGTGTGGGCTACCGCCCATCAGTTCTTCAAATGCAGATACTTCATCATCCAAGTCCGTGAGACTTGGGGCTGAATCAAATGACCAGAAGATATGACCTGAGTGTTCCGATAGTTGTTCGGCTGCCCACTTAGGGTTAATCTCTAGCAGCATCTCTGCATCATCCTGAGACTTGCCAGTAATCATTGACAGCAAACGCATAGCCATAGTGTGTGCGTTCGTATCTGCTGACACATAAAGCGTAGGAACTTTTGTCTTAAGTGCGATAGCCAAGGCGAGAGTAGACTTACCAACTCCTGGCGCACCTGCAATCATAGATACTTCTGCTCTGCGCAGAATGATTTTGTTTTTCTCAAAGGTTTGAAAGACAGCAGGCAATGGCTCACCGCCAATGTCTACTCTGCCTACTGACCTGTTAAGTGTTTTCATTTACTCCTCCAATGGTGAAGTGAGGGATAGTATGAATCGCCATTCGGGACTATCCCCCACCTCATTTGTTTTACTTAGGGTTAACTGGTTTGCACTGCTGAGCGCGTGGCCCTGTACAAGCCCAGAACTTGTAAGGCTTACCAGTCTTAGATGATACGCCTTCCATCCACTTCATTGGCCCGTGTACACACACTGGTGGCTGGTCGCCAGCAGCAGCAGGTGCAGGTGGGGCAGGTGTCCAACTATCAAACGGACTTGGTGCTGCAACTGCGGTTGCTGTTGCTGCTGTTGATAGTGATGTCGTTAGTGGCGCAGCAATGCCTGCCACCTTGAGGTTGGCACTAATCTTGTTGACTAGTTCAACCACTGAGTCATCAAAGGCCATAAGATTCTTGACGAACTCGTCAATCGTCTCACCTCTGATGTTTGTCATATCCTGTTCCTTAAAGCCACCTTTGAAAGATGACTGGAACTTCCAGTTTTCCGACATTATTTTTTCTCCTCTATGAATATCGGTATCTTCTTTGAAACATCTGCTGATGGATACCATTCGCAGAACTCTCGTGCCGAACACATATGGCAGTGTCCGTGGTTAGGCAAGAATACTCCTGACTGACGGGCTTTGTCAAAGCCTATTATCAGTTTCTCTACCTGGTGTGTCGGGTAATTATCTAAGTCGGTGATACTTTCTGTGCCCGCTTTGCGTGCCATCCAGTATGTCCCCCACTTAGGGCGTATGCCATACACTTTGTCAATGCCAGCAGCATAGACTGCTAACTGTAAGTCTGACTGAGGTGTACGCTTTCCTGTCTTAAGGTCTAAGATTACTAGGTCACCGTCAGGTCGTACGAACACACGGTCAATGCTCATCTTTACTTGAACATCACCAATCAGGATATTGAAATCCAACTCAATCGCTAGGCGATTGTCTGGTGCTCGCCATATCTGCCAGCCAACTGCTTTGCGCCAGTCAATCCAAGACTGAAGCATAACTTTGCCTTGTTCATTCCACCACTTGTAGTCCTCACCATCAGGATTACCCTTGGTCTGACTGGATTTAGTGACGCGCCACTGGCTAGGGTCTGCGCCTTGGGTTTCATCAGCCCAGGCTTTAGCCCATAACTCATCTACCACCATCCCTTTTTCCTCCTTTCACTGAGTGCATTACAGAAACCATCGTACCTGTGCACTGCGTATTTTATTGCTAACTCTGTTTGTTTCTTTACATTCCACTTGATTGTATCGTGCATTAACTGGAACAATCCCCAAGCACCTGATACTTTGTTGACTGCACGCTCTCGCCAACGGCTCTCAGCGTGAACAATCTCATCGGCACAAAGTGCCTCCTCAAGTCCTCGTTCAGTGTAGATAAAGTTCAACACGCGATTGCGTGTAGTCTTTACTCGGTGTGGATACTGCTCATCATCTTCTTTAATAGTAATTTCAAACACCGTATCAGGTGGTGGTGGAGGAGGTACGGGAATCATTCACCCTCCACTTGCCTATCATACAACTCAGTTGCTGTATGTAATGCCTTGCCACCGAATAGCCAAGCACTTGGTTCTTCATCTACCTGCATAATTCTAGTCAGTAGATACAGATGGCCACACGACAACCAAGTCGTGAGGCTAGAATAACTTATGTGTTTGGGCAACTCTTGCCCATTAATTGTAATCATATGTCCTCCTTAAGACAAGAAAAGAACTAGACTGATAGGACAAGGAGGAGGTTAACGGAGGCGCGAGAAAGGATGAAAGACCGCGCACTACCTAGGAAACCTACCAGTCTAGTTCTTAAATCTATTTATTTATTATTAATAATAATATTAATACCCCCCCTCACGGGGGGTTATTAGTTATTATCATAACTCAATTGTACCACCATCGGGATGGTCTAACGGAGTTGGGGCTGTTATCGGCGTGTTGCAGGAGTAGCAGGTGGCCTCCAGCCCCCACGCTGCTACCTCATATGTGTCAGGGTCAAAGAACACTGGCACATTCATCCACATATCCCCACAGTTGGGGCACTGTGCTGTTGGTATCCCTGTCGGGTCTATGCCAGTCACCATTACCCCTCAGAAGGCTCTGTACGGGACGCTAAGGCTCGTTTCTCTTTCTGCCTCTTGTTCACCCCTGCTGTGTTGCACTGACGGCAATGAAAGTTGACTCGGTTTGAATCCCTGTGAGTTATCAGCACATCGTATTCTACCTGCAACTTGTGACCGTGTAGGCATACACCCTTACGGCTGTCTATGTATTCCCATAACAATTGCTCGTGGTATGGGTCTTTTAATCTGCTCACATATTGGTTAAAGGATACAGGTTCTGCCTTAATACCTAACTTCCTGCGCAACTTCCTGCGTTCACTGTGGTACTTGCCACCCCATATGCCCTCAACATCGTGTCTTAAGGCATAATCTAAACACTCTTGTTGTACTGGGCAAGTGCCACATATTTTTTGTATTAGTTTGTAGTTATTCCTAAGGTAGTTGTGGCTGTTCTCAGGCTCAAAGAATAACTCCGTGTCTGAGCCAGCACAATTACCATTCATTGCTAGGTGTTTAAGTAGTTGGGCATCGTTCATTGGTCTACTGCCTGGAATCTCTTGCCAGCAAGGTCAACAAAGTCAACATCAAACTCATCAAACCCCGCTTGTTCTAACTTCTGCACAACTGTGTGATGTGCGTCACCCTCATCTACTTCTTTAACATAGATACTTACTGAGACTCTGTACCACATACCTTCTCCTTTTCTAATTTGTCGTAGTGTTCATCCCATTCTTTTTGAATCTTCCAATAGTACTGCTCGTGAAACTCATCCATTATCTTCCTCCTTCTGTAAGTCATCTTCAGCATCTAACATCATACCAAACACGATGCCGTCTAGTTCACGGGTCACATCTTTAAGTCCATCAACTGCGTTGGCAAGGTCGTTGATACGCCAATCGTTCTCGTCCTTGTCCTCAAGAATGTCCCAAGTCTCCTCAAGAACATTCGTCAATCGTCTGCACGCACTGGCGAGGTCGCCAAAGTGCTTGACCAAATCTACTTCTGCCATTCATCCTCCTTGTTTTCTGTCTTAAGACAGCCTGTACTTATCTAGTATCAGGTGACGGCGCAAGATAGGCGAACTACCTTGCGACATCATCCGCTTCTAGTTAATCGGAAGGGTAGAGAATGCTTCGGCTAATGCTTCCGATAGCACCTCCTGCTGCGATGCACCAATTGGAATGTCGTTATTCTTTTCTGCATCGTACACTTCTACTGAATAAATTGTGTGCTTGCCATCGTTTTCTAGCATCTCACACGCACTCACATTAACAATCAAAGCCAGTGAGCGGTATCCTGTTAGTACTGGTAGTGCCATTAGTATTCTCCTAAGTAAGCGTGTAATTTATGACGGTCATCCTTCTGCCAAAGTGGCAGGAAAACAACCTCTTGCCCTTCCTCTGCTGCGTATTCTTTAACCTCTCGCTTGCAATCAAACATACCAATCTCACCGTTTTCATCGTTGAAAGTTTCATAATAACTTCCTTGACCATCGGCTCGGTTTAGTTCTACTGCTTCTATCATCATCCATCCTTTCATTTGATGCCTGCTAGTTGCAGGTGAAAGACCTCCTGTCTTAAGACCGAAGGTCAATCATCCGCCTCTAACCAAAGTGTCCTTCGTTTAGTAATCCCTGCAGAAATGTTTTTGTTTTCAGTAGTTCATCTCGGTAATGTGGGTAGTCATCAACCTTCAACTCCCACAACCTAAGGTTAGCATCGTGCAGAATGTTAATCATCTCAATGACATCTGCCTCGGTGTATCCCATCATTGTTTACCTCCTCGTAGTGCTTGTATCCCAATCCATACAGCGTAGCCGATGAAAGCCCACGCTGTCAACAACCATAGGTTTGCTAGTAGTTGCATTACTCTGCCCCATCCTTCTCGCAATCTTTGCAATACTTCAGGCCTGCGGATACTGTCTCACCAACAATCACACCAAACTCACCGCACCAATCGCATCGCTCCACTTCGTTGCCGTCACTAATCGCCATCGCTAGGGCTGCAATGTCCGCATCTAGCACATACATTTCGGCCATCATCGCCGCCACACGGTCTAGTGTTGGCTTGTCTAGTATCTCCGACAACTCGGTTAGCAAACTAACTTGGTCATCTTGTGAGATTCCTGTGTAGTTCATTGTTCATCCTTTCGTTGCTGTCTTAAGACAGAGGTTAAGTTAACCCACACCAACCACCGCAAAGCGGTGGATGATGCACGCCATCTTAACGCTTGCGCCCTGCAAATCCACGGGCTTGTCTAATCTTAATCGCTGTGAATCTGAAGGCAAGTACCGCCACCACAATTACCAACAACTTGACTAGATTAATCTCAACATAAAAGAAACCGTCAATGTTGAGCAGCAGATAAAAATTATCTAATAGTTCTATCTTTGCTAGTGCGTTCATCTTTCATCCTTTCATTGTCTGACCTCGTCAGGCACTGCCTCACAGTGCGACCCTCTCGCGAGGGTTTCGGTCTGATTAATCGCGTGCTAGAAATACGCGCTTGGCAATGTCGTGGAATGGGTCAATTCCGTACCCAATAAGCATTTGCCTAATCAGCAACTGCATAATGCCATCTTGTAATTCGTAGGTGGCTTCCATAACTGAATCCTCCCATTCATTCTTTAAGCGTTCGGCTAATAAGTAAACGGGGGTGAGATTAATTTTTGTTGCTGTTTGCTCGGCTTCGTCTGCGTAATCCTGCAGCGTAGTCCACGCATCGGCATCATTTTCAACGACTAAGAGATAATCCTCAACGAATTGCTCTCGTGCTGTTGGTGTTGTTGTTTGCATTGTTCATCCTTTCATTTCCTGCCTAGTTGCAGGAGGCTAAGCATCCTGTCTTAAGACACGATGCCTAACCTTCCGCCTCTAATTATTGTACTCAAACTTGGCCAATACATCAGAACTAAAAGCCTTGGCGCATTCGCTACCTACTGGCCAAAATCCTTGGCTTTCGGGGTTTTCTTCGCCACCGTAAGGGGGCAAGATTGTGCCGCTAATGGATACGTGAACCATCAGCAGCGTGCGCTTGGTGCTGGTCTTTCGCCCGCACTGGATGCAGTAATCCTCCGATGCGCCGACATTGGCCTTTGGCTCTGCCCAGTTGATTGGGTCGCCAATTGTTAACTTTGCCATTTGTTCATCCTTTCAATTTCCCGCTAAACGCAGGTGGAGGGGCTCAAGCCGTGAGACCTGAGCCCTACCGTCCGCCTTCAGTTTTTGTACGCCCACGCGAGGCGTGACTTGATTTCATTTTTGCAACTTGTGCATTTCATAGATTCAATTTCCACGCGCTTATCGTTCACGAGTAGAACAGGCACGCCGTCCAAAATGAAGAATCGTGGCAATGCGCCGAACCCCATCTGCACGCAGATTTCGCGCTCTTCAGGGGTTTGGGTTTTCATAAAATCAATCAGTGGCTTAAGACTTGTAGCCATTTTTTCATCCTTTCATTACTTACCGCCTCGGAAGGATTCCGAAGCAGTAAGCAACGCAGGGGCTCGCGCCCCTGAATTGCTCGGATGTTTTTCCACTGTTGAGTTCCGTACGCCAGCGATGAGGCTGCTGGTAAAACTTGCCCATTTGTACGGCGGGCGCTGGGTCATGCGGGTGGCTGCGTGCGGGGGGCTAGCCCCGCCTTCGTGTTCACTCCCGTGATGTTGAGGCTTAGTGAATCTCATCAAGGTTAACGGAAGGTTAACTTAAAGTGAATGGGAGATGAACAGTAGATGAACAGTAGGTTAACGGATTTGGGGGTGAGTAGCGCTTTTGGATTTAGTCAATTCCATTTGTTGGCGTGTCTAATAATTGAGCAGATGTTCAGGGATTGGGGCAAGTGTTCAGATGGTCTCAGGAGATAGACAGCATCCGAACAAGTGTTCGTTTTTAATTATGCAAATCAAAATTTGTTTAATTCATAGCCTGAAATGAAATGAAAGGCCTGTAATAAATGTAATAACTATCCACAAGATACACACAGGTGTGGATAACCTGTGGAAAACAAGACCCCCCTATGTTAAATTCGCACACCCCCCCATACCCCCTCTCTCACCCCAGAAATTTTTTCCAGTTATTTCCCCCGTAGGTAGTGGGTTTTCTAGTCATTAAGAAAATTCTCAGAAACAAAAGCGTTCGGTACCCGTTTTAGACGGGGTTAATATATATAGGGGGTAATTATAATAGCGAGCCCTTGAGGCTCGCGTATTAAGCCAGGCTTGGTGCCTGGCAAATAATCAATACGAGCCGCTTGGCGCGGCTCTATTAATATATAGATTAGGATTTTGACGATATGGCAGCAGGTAAAGGTGATGGTCATCACTTTGCGCAAAAGCAGCAGAAGAATCAAGAGGCCTATCTAGCCCTAGTCAGGACTGGTGTAGCCCTCAGAGATGCTGCTGTCGCAGCAGGGGTCAAACCCCAAACGGTCTACACTTGGCGAACGAAAGATAAAGTATTCGCCGACAAAGAACGAGATGCGCGGGCTGAGTATGAGCGACTTCGTGAGAAGGGTGCCCATTCTACCGCCACCATCCAGTTTGAGGAGTTCTCCGAGGAGTTCCTCAATATGAAGGTCTACCCTCACCAGCGCAACTGGATTGACGTGCTGGAGGATAAAGAGCCATCTTGGCTCCATCCTGGTATGACCTACAACAAAGCCAGCAAGAACAGACTTCTGATTAACGTGCCCCCTGAGCACGCCAAGTCAACCACGGTCACAATCAACTATTGCGTCTATCGCATTTGCAAAGACCCAAACGTCCGAATTATGATTGTGTCCAAAACCCAGAATTCCGCTGCTAAGTTTCTCTACTCTATCAAGCAGCGACTATCTCACCCACGATGGGCTAAGTTACAGGCTACCTTTGGCCCGTCTGGTGGCTGGAAGCAAGATGCTGACCAGTGGAAAGCCAATAGCATCTACCTAGGTACCGAAGCCCGTGACTCGGACCAAAAGGACCCAACAGTTGAGGCCATCGGTATAGGTGGACAAATCTATGGTGCCCGTGCGGATTTAATAATCCTAGATGACGTAGTTGTAACCAGCAACGCCCACGAGTGGGCTAAGCAACTGGAATGGCTCCAAAAAGAAGTGATTACCCGTCTTGGTAAGAATGGTAAACTTCTCATCGTAGGTACGCGCATTTCATCAAATGACTTATATCGCGAAATCCGCCAGCCAGAACATTGGCAAGGTGGGCAGTCCCCGTTTACATACCTGGCGATGCCAGCAGTTTTAGAGTTTGCAGATAAACCCGAAGACTGGGTAACTCTCTGGCCAAAGTCTGACCGTCCTTGGGATGGTGAGCCAGATGCAGAACCAGATGAAAATGGGGACTTCCCCAAATGGGATGGGCCAGCGTTGTTCCAACGCAGGTCTGAAGTAACCCCCAATACTTGGGCAATGGTTTACCAACAGCAAGATGTAGAAACTGATGCTATCTTCTCCTTAGCAGCAGTTAACGGTTCTATCAACCGTATGCGTAAGATTGGGCCATTAGACCCGAACAAGGCTGGTCATCCAACTGAAGGACAGTTCTACACCATTATGGGCCTAGACCCTGCAATGACTGGTAGGACTGCTGCGGTAATGTATTCCATTGACCGCAACTCTGGCAAGCGTTTTATCTTGGATGCTTTCAATATGAAAGACCCAACCCCTGGCAAGATTCGCGACTTGATTAGTCGCTGGATTGATATGTACCAGCCAGCAGAGTTACGCATTGAAACCAATGCTCACCAGAAGGCTTACCAGTTAGACGAAGACTTCCGCCAATACCTAGCAGGTAGGGGAGTGAAGTTCTCTGGCCAGTTCACAGGCAACAACAAGTGGGACACTGGCTTCGGTGTGGCTTCTATGTCAGACCTGTTTGGCACCGTACACCAGGGCAAGCATCAAAAAAATAATTTGATTGAACTGCCCTCCATTGATAACGAGCACCTAAAGGCTCTAGTCAATCAGTTAATTACCTGGTCAGCCGATACCAAAGGGCCTACTGACTTGGTGATGGCATTGTGGTTCTGCGAAATACGTGCCAAAGAAATTCTAAAAAAGAACAAGCAACGGACTTACCACGCTGGTGACCGTTGGAGTACAAGGCGAGCATACGAGTCTCAAGAGGTAGTAAGCCTCAACGAGATTCAGTATCAGCCCAACGTCATCTATATGTAAAGGTTGAAAATGGCTTTAAGTGTTCAAGAGATAGCGAGTAAGGTAGATAACCTTAAGAGACGCTATGCTGCACGCGATGCCCGTATGGGTGATGTACTAGCCGTACGCCGTGGCGAAATGACTGCCATCTTCTCGGATTACTTCCCAGAAGGTATGTCAAAGCCAATGGTGGCTAACTTCATTGATATCGCGGCGCGTGATGTTGCTGAGGTACTAGCCCCACTACCATCGTTTAACTGCGTTCCAAGCAATACCACATCAGACCGTGCTCGCACGTTTGCTGATAAGAAGACGATGATTGTTAACAACATCGTAGAGAATTCCCGTCTACAGACTCAAATGTATACGGGTGCTGATTGGTACATAACATACGGCTTCCTGCCAATTGTTGTGGAGCCAGATTATGAAGAACGTTTGCCACGTATTCGCGTAGAAAACCCACTGGGTGCTTACCCTGAATTTGACCGCTACGGAAGATGCGTTGCTTACGCTAAGCGATATATGAAGACAATCGCAGAACTTGCTCTGGAGTTTCCAGAGTATGAGACGCAGATTGTTGGTCGCAATCCTGATATGGTGGATTACAACTCCTTGATGGAGATGATTCGCTATGAGGACAAAGACCAGATTGTATTGTTCTTGCCAACCCGAAAGAACCTAGTTCTTCGCCGTACCAAGAACCCTATGGGTGAATTGATGGTACGTATTGCGAGACGACCAGGTATTGACGATGAACCGCGTGGACAGTTTGATGATGTTCTCTGGGTACAACTAGCCCGTGCACAGTTCGCCACTCTTGCAGTGCAAGCAGCAGAGCGCAGTGTACAGGCACCTCTGGCTTTGCCAGATGATGTTGACGAGTTTGCCTTTGGCCCAGATGCAATCATTCGTTCACAGCGACCTGACCTTATTAGGCGTGTAGGATTAGATTTACCAACTGCTGCATTTACTGAGCAAACAATTTTAGAGCGCGAGATTCGTC